TTTAAATAACTTCTTACCAAGAGAGGTAAGCAGTTTTAAATTTTAACGTCAGCCGTGTATCACGTAGTCAGGCGCGCCTGACGGAGAGTGATAAGTGCGCCTTATTACTGATACACTGTGTTACATGCTGTGGCGCTGCGGAATTCATGCCCAGTGTAAATAAGTACTAATCTTAATTAAGGCGTGCTTACGGATGACGTTACAGGCAATCGAGCAGACAGAGGAACGATTATAAAAAAAGTCTAGCGATTACTCACTAGACTTAATTAAATAGACATCATTATGCCAAATATTTCGAATAATGCAAATATACAACTTTTTTTATAATTGTCTGTATGCGTCCGCAGGCGATTGCCTGTAACTACCCGCTATATCCATGTTTAATATTTAATCAATTATATATGAGCTACTTACAAGATTACCAAAACTACTTAAAATTACGCAACCTTTCGCCAAGAACCATTGCGCAATACAGTAAAATAGTTAATTCTTTTCTTTTGCACGTTAACAACAAACCATATCAAGCAGAACCAAAAGACATTATTAAATTTTCATTAAAAGGAAATGCCTCGCGCACCAGACAGCAAATTATTGGGGCCTTAAAACATTTTTACACAGGAGTTTTAAACAAGCCACAGACCTTTAAGTTTATTCCAAATGTAAAAAGGGAGCAGTTTATTCCAAATACATTGAGTAAAGAAGAAGCACAAAAACTAATATTAGCTACTACAAATCTAAAACACAAAGCCATACTTAGCCTTTTATATTATGGTGCATTAAGGCGCTCAGAACTACTTAACATTAAGATTGAGCACATCAATAAAGAGGCTATTATTAAAATAGTACAGTCCAAGGGCAAAAAAGACAGGCTTGTACCATTACCAAACCCATGTATAGAAACCCTAAGACAATACTATAAAACTTACAGGCCTAAAACCTATTTATTTAACGGTCAAAACTCCGAAAAGTACAGCCCACAATCTGCAAATGCCATACTCCAGATAAACCTAAAAAAAACAGGCATCACCAAAAAAATAAGGCTTCACGATCTTAGACACAGCCGCGCTACCCATTTATTAGATTCTGGCATGGATATAGAATTTATTAGGCGTTTATTGGGCCATAAAAAAATAGAAACCACACAACGCTATTTGCACACCTCTGTAAGAACATTAAAGAAAATGGTTTTGCAACACACCTAAAAAACAAAGCCATACAATTGTTTGGTTATATCGTTACAATTGTATAGTTTTGTACCATAGAGTAACGGCTATAAGAAAATACGAATTGGAGTAAATCCCTTCTTAAGTGTCCGTTACCACTTTTGAAGGGATTTTCCTTTTTTATAATACATTATGAAAACATTAGAATTTATTTACCAAGAGACTGAAATACATTTTTTGGTTAATCCGTTAGATAAAAATGTTATGGTTAATGCCACAGAAATGGCAAAAATTTTCAATAAACGACCTAAAGATTTTTTAAGATTGGATGGCACAAAGATTTTTATTGATGCTTTAATTAAATCTGAAAATACAAATTTTGATGTGGCACATCTGCCACATCAAACCAAATATAAAGACGTAGTTAAAACAACAAATAAAGCAACTTATTTTCATAGAAAGTTAGCTTTAAAATTTGCTGCTTGGCTTGATGTAAATTTTGATTTATGGATTATTTACACTATTGATTCTATTTTATTTGACAACTACAACAAACGCACCCAAGTACTAAAAGAAAAAACTGCAACACAAATTGAGATTGAAAAACTAGAAGAAGAACTAAGCCAAACCAAAGCGTATAAAAAGATACAAGAACTAAAAAAACAACAAACATCTTCTACAAAACAACTCAATGCCTTAGATAAAGAAATTATTAGCAACCAATTAGACCTTTTTAAAGGTGTTTAATTTTTTTACTATATTTGTCTCGCAAACATTTTCGGCGAGATAAATTCAGATTTATCTTTTTTAACGATAGAAGTCTCATATGGTCCACCCAAGGAAACAAGGGTACTCCTTTCTCGCGAAAGTGTTTGCAGACCTAAGTGAGGCTTCGTATTTAAAATATTTTCGAGTTATGCAAACAGAAAATTTAGAGAAAGACCGTCTTATCTTAGATGAGATAAGGGAACTGCACAACCTTTTAGAGATTACCAGATGCAAGGATTTTTTAATGCACTGCTACAGCAATGCCTTGTTAAGTGACCAGTTTATTGGCAAACCAGAAGAAGCACATACGCTCTTCTATACCTTTAAGCTAATGTACAACTGCCTATTAAAGATAGACATGTACCTAGACCCAGAGCTACATGGTGTAAATACCTTTTAAGAACAAACCCACTTCTGTGGGTTTTTCTTTTAAAATTACTGTCCTTTTTTTTAACCAAAACAACCGCCAAATTGCAGTAAACTATCTGCAATGCGCCAAGGCGAAAATAACCGTAATCTTACAGATCTAGAAAAAAAAGCAGGGCAAAAAGCCGCTAAAAACGTAAGGAATGCTTTAAAGGCTACGGTAAGACCATTTAAAGATACAGGCGCCATGTTACGCGCTATTAAGGTAAGCCCAAAAATGAAATACGGAGGCTTGGACAACCTAACCATAAACGCAACAAGAGTAACGTTTATACAACATTATGGCTTTGAAAGGACAGCATCCAATAGAGCCAAGTACACGCTAGACCCTAGAGGCTACTTTACAGAAGCTTTTAATAGAACAAAAGCCCTGGAAACCCTTGCAGATGAAATAGGAGAGCTAAGGGCAGAGGAGATAACATCTAAAATTAATTGGTAATGGCAGACAGACCAATTACAAGACGCTTAAAGATTTTTATTAATGGTGAGGAAATTGACAATACAATATCATCATTAAGAAGAAATTTAAGAAAATTTAGAAATCAAGCCAATAGTGTAGAACAAGGTAGTGAAGCTTGGAAAAAATATAATAGGTCAGCCGCAGAAGCAGAACTAGCTATAGATAAAGCGTATAAAGCTCAGCGCGCTTTCCGTGAAGACGTAAAACTTACGGAAAACGGCATAGACAATACCACAAATAGCCTCTCAGAATTTACGGCAAGTATTGGACAATATTTTAACGGACTTAGAACCGGAAATTATTTAGACGTACAAGAAGGCTTTAACGGTATTAAAACAGGCATAAAAGGAGCCACGCGCGCCGCAATTGCCTTTATTGCCACACCTATAGGCGCTGCAATCGCCGCATTGGCTGGTATAGGTATAGCCGCAAAGGCATGGTTTGATTATAACCAACAGGTTGTAGAGGCACTAAGGCTTACACAGCAAATAACTGGCTTAACGGACCAAGCAGCAGACCAAGCGCGCATACGTGCAGAGGCCTTGGTAGAAACTTTTGATGTAGATTTTAAGGAAACCCTTATTTCAGCCAAAAACTTGGCACAGCAATTTGGTATTTCCTTTGATGAAGCCTTTGATGTTATAGAAGGCCAACTTGTAAGAGGGCAAAAAAATAACGATGAGTTTTTTGATAGCCTTAAGGAATACCCAACGTTTTTTAATCAAGCTGGGTTTTCTGCACAAGAGTTTGGCAAAATTATAGCAGCAGGTTTTGACCTTGGCATCTACCAGGATAAACTACCAGACGCATTAAAAGAAGCAGATTTAGCCTTAAAAGAACAAACCAAAACCACAAGGGATGCCCTAGTCAATGCCTTTGGCGCAGCTTTTACAGATGATATACTTAAACGTATAAGAACTGGCGAGACCACAACCAAGGACGCACTGGCAGAAATAAGCGCACAGGCAGATAAAACAGGCATCAACGTACAGCAAAACGCACAGTTAACCGCAGATTTATTTAAGGGTGCTGGTGAAGACGCTGGTGGCGCGCTTCAGGTTTTTAATGCCTTAAACACCGCCCTTAACGAGCAACAACGAGAACTTACCGAAAGCGAAAAAATTACCCAAGAGCAAATAAAGGCCACTACAGAACTCAAACAAGTCTCCTCTGCCCTGTTCTCTACAGGAGACCAAGGCTTTGGCTTGCTAATAGACAAGGCCAAGCTGTTTGGCACAAAGCTCTTGGTAGATATTTTAAAGATTGGTGTAGATGTCTATAACTGGTTTGTAGACCTAAACAACGAGAGCCGCACGTTTTCTGCCCTGTTAACGGTTTTAGCTACCTCTGCAACCGCACCATTTAAGGTTATTGGTGAGACCATATCACTTATAGTAAAACAGTTTAAATCCTTGGGAACTGTAATAGAGGGCGTTTTTACATTAGACCCAGACAAGATTAAAGAAGGCTTTAGCCAAGGGTTTGATAATATAGGGGAAGCCATAGACAATCTTAAGAAAAAAGCCCAAGAAGACGCAGAAGCCATAAGAAATGCCTTTGCAGGAAACAACGAGCTAGAGCGCAAAAACATTGACGACTTTATAACGGCATCACCAACAAGCAATACAGAAGGAAACCAAAACCAAAATGAAGGTGATGGTGACGGCAATCTTACACCACAAGACCAAAAAGTTTTAGACAGCCGCAAAAAACTCTATGAGCAACTTAAGCAGCTAGAAGAAGAGCAAGAAATCCTTAAGGAGCTAGATAAGTTAGATAAAGACCAACGCGATGAAGAAGAGGAGATACTGCGTAAGGAGCAGGAATTTGAAAAACTTATAGCAGATGCAGAGTTTGATAAAGAGCTAAAAAAAGGTTTTGAAGAAGCCCTACAGTTTGAAATTCAACAAATACGTGACAAATATGCCGAAAAGCGCTTAGAGCAAAAGCAAAAAGAAGAAGAGCGCCTTACCAAGCTAGACGCAGAGACCAAGCAAAAACTTATTGATGCAGAGACTAAATATCAACAAGCAAAAGAAAATGTATTAAAGACAGGTCTTAATGTTTTACGCTCTGTCTTTGGACAGCAACAAGAAATTGGTAGAGCTTTGTTTCTTTTTGAAAAAGGCAAAGCCGTTGCAGATATAGTTAAGAGTTCCGCAGCTTCACTGGGACAAATATCAGCATCTCTTGCGGCCGCAAATGCAATATCATTGGCAGCTTCACCTTTAACAGGAGGGCAGCCAATGATAGGAAACAATATTTTGATAGCGGCTAAGAATGCCGCAGCCGTTAAACTTAATGCCGCAGCACAGATAGGCTCTATACTGGCAACTACCATACAAGGTTTTGAAACAGGTGGCGAAAGTTTTGATGGTCCCGCCTCTGGTGGTTTAGATGGGCGCGGTGGCCGCTTGGCCATATTGCACCCAGAAGAGTACATTGTACCTAAAATAGTGCGCAAAGACCCAGAGGTCCCTGCAATTATAAATTACCTAGAGCAAAAGCGCCTTAGAAAAATACCGTCTTTTAACGATGGTGGCAACGTGCCAGAAGACGCAGAGCAAGACGTTACACCAAACACAACAGGTTTAATGCTTACCGAGGAGACAGGGCAAGAAATTATAACACAACTTAGAAACCTTAAGGCTACTGTAGTGTTTGGCTTTAATGAAGAGATAAAAAGACAGGAACTTGCAGAAAAACTTGCCGCTATAGAAAGGCAATCAACAGAATAGATTATGGCATTTTCACCGGCAGCACCTTTAGTGCTTAACTTTAATATCAATAACCCTGGCTTTGCCTTCCAAGAGGTAATGCTAGAGCCTCCCGTTACGCCAATAGGAGGTATAGAGATACAAGGCTCTGCGCCTTGGGCTGTTTTCTCTAACATCTATTACGATGGTAATATCAACAGGATTAGGTTTACCGTTAGCGTAAATCTTACCTACGCCTCTACCATGCAGCCAGGGGATTATAATTTCTTTATAAGGGTAAGATATGTCTTTGCCCTTGGCGCAACAAACAGCCCTTGGTATGAAATAATGCTAAATGTTGGCGATTATGTACCATTGACCGTTGCACCATCATCACTTACATTTAGCCATAATTTAGGGCAGGCCAACCCACAGCCATTAAGCCTTAGCATAAATACGGAGAATGTATGGACGGCAAGCGCATCAGAGACTTGGGTTAGTTTATCACAGACCAACGGCCAAGGCGATGCATCAATAGTGGTCACTGTAGACCCTACAGGGCTTCTAATAGGTCAGTATTCCGCAGTTATAACCGTACAAGACAGCCAAACAGAGCGCCAAATCACCGTTTTCTTGGGTGTGGCACAAGCCAATGACCAAGCTAACTTTTTGTTTATAACGCCTTACGGCATGGAGTTTATCTCAGAAATTGGAGAGCCAAACACCACAACACAAGAGCTTACTATAGAGGCTTCAGATAATTGGACGGCAGAGATAAACGATGCGTGGTTAAACCTATCTGCAACCAGCGGCACGGCAGGTGTCACCGTTTTAGATGTAAGCGTAGATTCTGCGGCACTTACAAACACAGAAGTACCATACCTTACGGAGCTACGCTTTGTTATGGGAAATCGTGCCAACTCCATATACATTAGACTTTTTATCCTAAATCCGCAGACAGAAGGCATAGAGAGCGAGGCCTTGTATTTTTCAGATGACCGTAATTATTTTAACGTAACAAGCACACTGCCAAATATGTTCTTGTATTTAGAGGGTATTATAAGCAATAGCATTCAAAATGAAATCTATAAACTAAGGGCACCGTTTCAAAATGGTTTGGCATCCGTGCTCTTTGGTATGGAAACCAATGTGCTTTTAATTGCGCCACCACCAAGTGCAAATTTTATAACACGCATTAAGAACAATATAAGCCCTGTAAATATCAGCTTTTCTGCCTATAACAAACAACGCTTTAATGGCTCTTCTTTAATAATAGATAGCTTTAGCAACGTTAGGTTTTTAACAGGTAAAACCCCAGAGGTAGCTAATAAGCTTAATTACGCACCAAGCCATATATTTGTAACCAAGGACGCAAAAATAAGCCTTAGCTGCCTATCTACAGAAGGGATTAATAATATTGAAGTAACCGGAGACCACACTGCAACCTACACAACAGTCATAGATTCTGGCCTATTGGTCTATAACGCTATTGTAGATCTAGCACCAATGCAGTTACAGGTTGGAGATAACATAACTATAGCTTTTGGCCCAATAAGCCTAGATGTTACCATTAAACCAAAAGGGCTTGAGCAGCATATTATAGCCTTTATGAACGAGTGGCGCGAGTTCGAGTTTTTTGAGTTTACCGGAAGCCTAAAGCTAGACAACAAACCAAGCATAGAATCTACAGAGGTACAGCAAGAAGCCCAAACCCATACAAAGGTAGTAGACATTAAAAGCAGCAAGGACTACAGCATAGAGACAGGGCAAATATACAGCCAAGAAGAAATAGACTGGCTCCATAGGCTTATAGAACATAGCCGCAGGACCTTTATTTACAGAGAGGGAAAATTTAACGAGATTGTCCTTAGCTCCAATAGCTTAAACCAGTACACCACAAGGACAGCTTTTAATAGCTTTAAGCTAAAGTTTAAATCTGCCATTGTAGAATGATTGTATTTAAAACAGACATATGGAGTTGGGACCTAACACACTACAAGCTTACCTTTAAAGAAGAGAGTCCCTTTTTTGCAGAAAAAATTACCAAAAACTACAGCTTTCCCATCACGGTAGAGCTTAATGAGGACACTGCCTATAAATTGGGCTTGGTACATCTAGAAGGTATTACGGATTATAAAAACAAGATTTACGGCACCCTTATAATAGACAATGAATTCTTTGAGTCTTACATAGCCATTAACAGCATAGTAGGTAAAACGGCAGAAATCACTTTTTTTTACGGCAAGGAAACCCTTGCGGTTTTTGATAGGCAGCTTGCAGACCTTCCTTTTTTGTTGCAGACCACAAATGGTTTTAATCTGGCAGCGCACGCCAAAGATTTATTGGATAGCAGTTGGCCAGACGTAAGCCATCAGTTTATAAGCGTTTGGCGAGAGGATGTAGCCTCTAAAAAAAACTTTAACGCCTTTGATGGCTGGATAAACCAAATGGAATACAACGATGCGCTGCAAACATGGCTATTTGTAATCAATGAAGAAGACACCATAGACGGTGAGACCGTAGCCGTTAACCGTAACGTTATGGCGCCTATGCCATACCTTCTAGAAATTTTAAAGGTTGCTTTTAAAACAGAAGGCTTAGAGCTGCGTGGCGAAATAGTAGATAGCGATTTTTTTAAAAAGCTGCTTTTGGTGCCCAAGAACTTTATGGAAAAGTATGCCGTAACAGAATATCTTAACTACAGCTTTAGCACATACAGCTTCCAAGAGTCTTATTTTCCAGCACCTTTAAACGTTTATCAACAAGTACACACCCCACAGAACCAAGGTGCTTATAGCTTAAAAATGCAAATAGACCTAAACAGCGCCTTGGCACAAGTATTTATATTAGAAGTAACCCAAAACGGTGAGACCATCTATAACGTAGAGACACAGAACCAACAAGTAAGCATAAACGAGACCTTGCAGATTACCGTAGACGCCACAACCGTATTAGAGGATATTATAGTTACCTTAAAACTGATACAGCAACCAAACAGCATAGCGCAATACAATAACTTTACTTTTGAATATACCGAGACCCAACTCAATATTTTCCCAGAAATCTATAGCCTTAAGGATTTTATGCCAGACCTAAGCTTTAGAAAATTCTTTAACCGTATTAAGACCTGGGCAAACTTAGATGTGATCTATACAGAAAATGCCGTGTACCTTAATTTTTTAGAGAACACGCTTCAAAAGTTTTTATTTAAGGACCGTAGCCACTTGGAAGAACCAAGGCCAGAACGAACGTTTAACAGTAATAACCTTTTTAAGTTGAGCTATCCGGATGGAGACCAGATCATGGTAAACAAGGACGGCCAAACCTTTGATGACTCTGATGTGGTTAGCGATGAAATCACCGAGGTAGACTTTGAGCTACAGCCCTTAAAGGTAGAAGAGAACTTTGGAAAGCTAACCGCTACCTACCCAGAAGACGATGAAGATATTATGCTATTGATCTATGACGGCACCACAAACGGCCAAAACCTAGCCAAAAACCATATAAACAACCGCACCATGTCCTTGCAGGACGTTTATAAATGGCAGCACGAGAAGTGGCTACAGTTTAGGGCCAATAGCGAAACGGTAAAGGACACCTTCTTAATGCACTACACGGAAGCTATAAATCTAAGGGAAGGTGAATACAAGTACAACACCAAGCGCCTTATAGTTGCCATTAAAAAACAGCGCATTACCAACGAATGGTATGAGGTAGAGCTCACCGCAGAAACGTTTTAGACATGAAGAAGATATTGGTTAAAAAATTAAGTAACGGCAATTATAGGGTTAACAATAAAATACTCTATGTAGATTTAGAGGGCGCAATAATTAGCATTACAGAATTAACTACAGAAGAAAAAGACGCCTTTTATAAATTTATAGGCCATAAAAAGCCCGAAACCTTAATATAATCTATACAATTGTTTGGTTATCTATACTATTGTATTATATTTGCCTTATAGAGTCGTCGCTATATCAAGACATATTTTACCTGAGAAGAAGAAAACCCTCTTTAGTACCGACGACTACTACTGAGGGTTTTCGCATTTTATGATAGTATGAAAACATTAGAATTTATTTACCAAGACACTCAAATCCATTTTCTTTTAAATCCTACAGATGATAATGTAATGGTTAATGCCACAGAAATGGCAAAGTTGTTTAATAAAAGAATAGACCATTTTTTAAAAACAGACCATGCAAAAGCATTTAATAATGCTCTTGAATTTCCTCCAAATGGAGTAAATTCAGCTTCAAAAATTATAGAAACAAAAGGGCTAATTTCTAAACTTGAATTAACCTAAAAGTCGGCGAATTCAGAAATTAAAATTAACACAATACTATGAAAACACATCAAAAATTTCTAGAGTTTAACGGCAAGAACATTATATTTCTTAATGTTGATGGTAGTTACTGGATAGCGTTAAAGCCAATTTGTGAGGCATTAAATATTGAATATACCAGGTCTTTTAAAAATGCTAAAAACGACCCAATTTTAGGACCTGCATTGGCTATACAGCCTATGCAGGTGTCTAAAAACGGTAAATCTCAGATACGAAACGTAACCTGTATTCCAGAAGAATTTATATATGGCTGGATTTTTTCAATAAATTCTGAAAGTCAAGAATTAATAGAGTATAAAAGAACCTGCTACAGGTTATTGTATAATCATTTTCACGGCGTCATAACTAATAGGAAAGAATTGTTGCTTGAAAGAAACCAGGTTGATACAGAAATTCATTACTTAAAAGAAGAATTGAAAGAAAACCAAGAGACCTACAAAAAATTAAAAAAACTAGAGCTTAAACGAAAAAACATTTCTAAAAAACTTAATACCCAAGATAAGGAGTTTGTAAAAGAACCTGGGTTTTGGGATAATTAAATGATTGATGATAGAGGATTATTTAAGTTGTAATTAACTCTTATTACGCAGTTTTTAATACTAAAACTGCGTAATAAAAAATAATTACTATATTTGTCTCGTACTCATTTTCACGAGATAAATTCAGATTTATCTTTTTTAACGATAGAAGCCTTGTTATGGTTCACGCGATGGAAACTAGCGTAATCCTTCCTCGTGAAGTGAGTACAGACCTAAAGCAGGGCTTCGCTTTATAAAATATTTTCGATTATGTACTCAGAAAATTTAGAGAAAGACCGTCTTATCTTAGATGAGATAAGGGAACTGCACAACCTTTTAGAGATTACCAACTGCAAGGATTTTTTAATGCACTGTTACAGCAATGCCTTGTTAAGTGACCAGTTTATTGGCAAACCAGAAGAAGCACATGCGCTCTTCTATACATTTAAGCTAATGTACAACTGCCTATTAAAGATAGACATGTACCTAGACCCAGAGCTGCACGGTGTAAACACTTTCTAAAAAAAGAGCCCACAATTATGTGGGCTTTTTTATATTTGTACAACACTTATAATTAATATTATGAATTGGATTTGGTTTATTCTTTTTTCAGCCTTGGTTGTTATAATTGTTAGGCAATACAATATTATTTATAGCCTAAAGCACAAAATAAGGGTTGATGCAAAAAAATATAGGGAGCTGGAGATTGAAAGGGATAATCTTTGGAGAAAATTAGATTCTATAGAAAATCCCTATGAAAAAATTGAAAAACAGATTAAGGAAGACAAAAAAACAGACCAAGACTTAAGAGATAATGAAGATTACAGCGACCTTTAACCAACAATATCTTCCATTAACTTAATCTCTTGAGCGTTTACACTTTCTACAGCATGGACGTAAAGCATAGTGGTCTCTATTTTGCTGTGGCCCAAAAGCCTCTGTAGGTTTTGCACTTGCCCACCAGCTATTAAATAATTAGTGGCAAAGGTGTGTCTAGAGCTGTGGAAGTAGAGCCTCTTTTTTATATTACAGGCTTTTGCAATTAGTTTTAATTCCCTGTTAATATGCTCTCTGCTGTAATTGCCTTGAAACTTATCACAGCCTTTTATTAAGTTTAGCGCCACCTTATTAAGTGGTATTTTATTAAGCTTCCCTGTTTTTTGCTGGTAGATTACAAGGACGCCATCAATAATATGGTCTTTTAGATCTAGTTTTTCAACATCACTTATTCTTAATCCTGTAAAGCAACTAAATAGATAGCGCTGCAAAACACCCTTCCATGTGGTGTTTATAAATTCACTACCATAAAAACTGTGCAGCTTTTTAAGCTCAGAAGGCAACAAAAAAGTAAAGTCGCCTTTCATGGCTTTAACCTTAACATCTTGGTAGTTTAGCTTTGTCTTAATGCCGCGCTTGTTGGCCTCGTGCAAATACTTTTTAAAGTTTTTTATAGTGCTTTCTATAGTTGCTGGTTTGTTTTTTAGTTGATCCTTAAGATAAACCCTTAATGATTTTAAAAGGCCTTCGTCTATATCAGAAAACAGCAAAGGGTCCTTAAATTTTTTAATCTTTGAGCAGAAGCCTTTTTGTTGCCTATATGTAGAAGCCTTAATAAAACTGTTTTTGTTTTGATATTCTAAGAAATTTAAAGCAAACACATTGTAGTTTACACGCAAGGAAGGATTTAAAAGGTCTTCAACCACTTTTTTTAAAGTGATGGTCTCTTCAGACAATCGGTAAGATATTTCTATACTGTTTAAATCTCCTAATATTTTTTCAATGAGCAGGTTATAGTCTGCCGCATATTTATAGCTTGTTTTGACGCGCTGTTTTTTTGCATCAAAAAATTTAAGAGGCACGGAAATATTAAGGTTAAGCCGTTTGCGTTTACCGTTGTAGTAAATATTAAGGTATAAGGTATTTGTACCATCTGCTTTAGTATGGTGTTTTATTATGCAAATTCTATAGTTTAGTTTCCCATTCATATTTTGTGGGACAATTTTTGGGACAAAATCATAATATCCTAAAGAGGGCTGCAATTCCATAATCACTAACTATTTATTATAAAACATTAAAGGCTAGAACGTTACAGTTTTAATAAACCGTAAAGAACTAGCCTTTTTATTTACTTAGTGACCTCGACAGGATTGTGCATTTTTTTATAACTGTCTGTTAATTAAATAGATATAATTTTAATGAGACAAAAATGAGACAAATGCTAACTTTTATTCAGCTCTTTTAACTTTATAACATCCCTTTTAAGAGCCTCTTCTTTATTCATTAAATCATCAACAGATCGAGACAAGGTTTCTAGTTTTGGGCTTACATCATCATGTATGACACCTTTTATTAATTTTATGATTTGATGCTCTATGGAATCTCCAGAAGCATAATTTGGTTCTGGTTCTTCAACAACGCCGTGCTTTTCTAGCTTCATGCTGCCTTTGCCCGTAAATATCCATTTAAGGCTGTATTCCGGATATTCCTCAACAAGCTTCTGAACTACCGAAAGCCCTGGGTCTCCATTGCGCTTGTCGGTTATGTTAAGATAGCCTCTTGAAATATTCAGGGATTTCTCAAAATTGCCCTCGCCAATACCAACATCTCTAGCAATAGCGCGTATTCTTTTTACAACAGTTTTCATAGGTTTAAAGGTTTTAAGCTATACTTTTGTAAAGAAAACAAGACTTTTGTTTGCATTTCTATACAATTGTATGTAATATTGCGGTAACACTTCGGTACTAAAGTAGTAATAAAGTAGTAACACCGCAATAACAGTTTTCTATGATTAGCCAAAAACAGCGACAAGAGCTAAAAGAACACCTAAACAGAACGTGGCGCCAAGAGGTTTTGGACCTTTTAAAATCCAGAAAAATAAAATCTAAAAACAACAGGCACTACAGCGCAAGCATGGTGTCGCAAGTGTTCTATGGCCAAAAGGAAAACCTTTTAATTGAAGCGGCAATACTAGATGTGTACGAGACAACAAAAAACCAAAAGCAAGAATTTATAAAACGCAAAAAAGAACTGCTAGAGGCATGAGAATTAAACGAAATAAACGAAAAACACAGCAAGAAGCCTTTAATGTCTGGGACGTTACCACAACGGCCTGCGAGATTGGCATAGCTGTTTTTATCGTAGCCGCTATACTATTGTATGGTGGCTATAATTAAAAAATCCTAAGCGGCAACTTAGGATTTAAACACAACATTAATCCTTAAAATTAGAAATGTTATGCAAAGCAAAGTTAAACAAAGCACAGAGACCAGCCAAGACCTTCCGGCTGGAGTTTTACCAACAGACCAAAACATTGAGTTTGTTGGTGTATCGGGTTCTAAGACCGTGTTGTGGATGCAGCACGGCCACACCAAGACATGGAAAGCCCTCCCCAAACCCATCTATAAAAAATTAAAAGCGCTGTTCTTTACGGACCACGAGGCGGTTAAATTTTTAAGCAACAATTATAAGGCAGAGGCTCACAACCTTAACAGACTTGTAGAGCTATACACCTATTATATGTATGGCGACCTAGACCATACACCAGATGTTATTGATGGCACACTACAACCATCAGAAAACTTTAGGGAATCTAAAAACTGCCCTTCGCTACAATTCAGTAATAAGTTTATAAACATTAACGGTGCGCACCTTAGCCAGCGCGACCTTAAGATTTTAGATGACATCATAGAAGGACTGCCAGACAAAGCCATTGCACATAAACTGGGTATATGTATTGGCACTTTTGACTTCCACAAGAAAAACCTCTTTAAAAAACTAGGTGTAGACAACAAGGTAAGCCTAGCAGTAATATCATTAAAACACCATATCACATGCGAACATTAGAAACCATTGAGCAGGACATCAACCGCTGTAAGGCTCAGATAGCACACACTTACAACAGCGAAAAACTAAGCCCACAAGAGGCCTTTACTCTTAGGCAAGGCTACCAAAAGCAGTTGCAAAATTTACAGAATGAATTTAACAAAACAAGGTCTTGGCTAAATATAGAGGTTATAGACCCACGAATAGTAAAAAACTTTTAATCATGGACCACACAACAGTAGCACCAATACGCAGGGAAATACGATGCAAAAAAGAGCACGATCTAGCCTCCTACTTTAATATTGTACACCTTACCAAAGCTTATTACGATGCCATGCGGCACAATAAGCCGTTGCCAGAAAAACCACTACCAGAGCTTCAATATTTACTGGATGCCAACACCATAGTAAAAGCCTATGTTAAAGGCAGGCGCACAAGCTCTATAAAACTATACATGGCGCTCCTTAAAGTAGAAGATGTTGTGGCGGTTTGGTTGTTTTATAACGAGCCTAGCTTAAACATGCGCTTAGGAGACTATCAATTATTGGCAGTAAAGCACAGCTAATGGAATTCTACGAGGCTAAAATACGCGCGGCAGTACGGCATATGATACGCGCTGGGGAAACACCAAAGGATATTATACAAAAGGTAAACCATTGGACAAAAACTACCCTTGAGGAGCAGCCGTAGCTCCTTGATTAATAGCTGCACCTTGGCGCCATTTTAATTGCCTTTTTAAGCGCCAAGGTGTTTTTTAAAATATTATATAAATGAAACTAGTACAACTTTTAATTTTTATATGGGCCCTTAACCTAAGCGCCCAAGATTACCAAAATAAATTTGCAGTCACCATTTTTAACAGTCCCTATGCATGGATGCAAGGAGACGGCGCCAATATTGGCGCAAACATACAATACCAAAATAGAAGCGTATATGCTGGCGCTGACCTTTTTGTTTACCCAGACCTTAGAGGGTATGACTATCTGCACACTATAGCAACCATAGGCGGAAACATAAACCTTGGAAGGTTAAGGCCGCAGCTTAGGGCTTTTGCAGGTGTTCGTCTCGGTGCCATACAGCGAGGTGGAGAAGGCCACGGATTGATAGGCTTGGAGTTTGGTGCACAGTGGAATATAACACCAACTTTTTTTATAGGCTTGCGCGGCGCTTATGATAAGCGTGGCGACAGCAAGGTTTGGGGAAACGATAGCTACCAAACCCAGTATAGCACATTTACAGAAGTAGGATTTAGATTTTAAAGCTTAACGACATGACAGAAAACCAAATAGAATTACTTGGCTTTGACTTTATAAAAAGCTATTCGCATGATGAATGGTGGACAAGACGCTTTAAAAAAGGGTTAATGCAAATTGAGTTTACCTATAAAAACATAGACAATTCTTTAGAAATGGTAGCCCTAACCATTGATGAAGTGGTAGGAATGCCAATAACTATAGAAGAATTAAAAACACTAGACCTCATTATAAATAAAACTAAAAAATGACAACAAGCAACTTATTTAAAGTCACCACAGAGGTTAAAAATTTTGGCAGCCTAAAAAACACAGAAGACCAATTTATTGCCGCAGAGAGCTATGCCTATGTAGAGCGTCTGTTTCCAGAAGCACTATCCATTGAGCGCTTAACTACCAGAATGTTAATTGCAGAAAAAAAGGATTTTAAATTATGAGCAAGACCATAGATGTTATAGAGCTTTTTAGTGGTATAGGAGGTTTTACCCTTGGATTAAAGCGCGCTGGTTTTAACATAAAAAATCACTATTACAGTGAAATAGATAAACACGCAATAGCAAATTATAAATACAATTTTAAAGATGCAGAATACATTGGTTCAGTTACAGATGTTCGAGGAACACGAGGTCAAGCAGACATTATCACTTTCGGAAGCCCTTGCCAAGATTTTAGCTTGGCTGGAAAACGAAAAGGCATGGAAGGACAAAGAAGTAGCCTTATCATGGAGGCAATTAGACTTGTTTCTGAAATACAACCAAGTGTTTTTATCTGGGAAAATGTTAAAGGAACGTTCTCCTCAAATGATGGTGCAGACTTTTGGGCAATTCTCCACGCCTTTACCAACATTGGGAACTATAGACTTGAATGGCAACTGCTTAATACAAGCTGGTTTTTACCCCAAAATAGAGAGCGGATATACCTTGTCGGACATCTTGCAGGACGAAGTACAAGACAAGTATTTCCTATCACAGAAACAAATCGAGTTTGTAACAAAAGAAACAAGGCTGAAAAAAAAATATACTCAGATAACAACTCAATAGCATTGCCACAAATGGCAAGACAATATTCTAATTGGTGCGGTGACTTTATTAAGGTTTGGCCTATAAAAGAAGTTAGAACAGAAGAAGCAAAGCTGCAACGAAAAAAAACAGGATCAAACTCTTTTAGGGATAAAAAATTAATTGCAGTAGAAGGTAATATTACTAATACCATATTAGGAAGCCCAACAAAAGACAACTCCATTTTTATTGATAAAAAAATAAGACAATTAACCGAAATAGAGTGCGAACGTTTACAAGGGTTTCCAGATGATTGGACAAAGTACGGCAACTATAGCGGTGAGGTAAAAGAAATAAGCAAAACCCAGCGCTATAAAATGCTAGGCAATGCGGTTACTGTAGATGTAGTTGCCGCTGTAACTAAAAAACTAACTCTTCTATGAGCAAAGAAAACTCCGCAAAATGTATAAAGCAGGCCGTAGTGTTTCTGCTTCTACCACTTGTATTAATCAACCTTTTTATAAAATACATACTCCCATTATTTAATTAACTATGCCATACATTTCTAAAACCACCATAAGCAAGATAAAAGAAGAGGTAAGCCTAGTACAGATTATAGGCCATTATGTAGAACTAAAAAAAGCTGGTGCCACTTGGAAAGGGCTGTCTCCTTTTGTTAAGGAGCGTACACCAAGCTTTATGGTTAGCGAGTCTAAAGGTGTATGGAAGTGCTTTGCCTCTGGCAAAGGTGGCAATAACGCTATACAGTTTATAATGGCGCTGCCTAACGGCCTAAGCTATCCGGAAGCTATACAAGAAGTAGCCAAGCTGTCTAACATTACCATAGAGTACGATGACAGCAAACAGGCAGAAGCCTACATGCAAGAGCAAAAAGACAAAGATGCCTTAAGGCCTTTGCTTATTAGTACAATTAACCGCTACCATAAAAACTTTTTAGAACTCCCAGAGGACCACCCTGCAAAGCAAGAGGTGTTTGGTAAGCGCCAATATACCATGCAAGAGGTTGAGGACTACCAAATAGGGTATGCTGGAGACGACAAACAGATCTATAAACTATGCATAGATGCAGGACGCAAGCAGGATGCTATGGATATAGGCATAATTACCACTCAAAACGATTTTTTTAGAAACCGTGTTATCTATCCTATCTATGAGCGCAAGGGCAAATCCTTAAGGCCAATAGGTTTGGCGGGTAGAGACCTAACAGGCCACAAAAAAGCACCTAAATGGCTCAACTCTAAAGAGTCTCTTCTCTATAAAAAAGACCGTGCTTGGTATGGGTTGGACAAGGCACAAGAAGCCATTGTAAAGCACAACCGAGTTTTTTTGGTAGAGGGTTACAATGATGTGATTGCTTTTCAGACACATGGGCTTTTAAATACAATTGCCGGCTGTGGCACCGCAATAGCTGCCGGACAGATACAACTCTTAAAGCGCTACTGCCAAACGGTTGTGTTTTGTATGGACAATGATGCCGCAGGCATACGCGCCATGCTTAAATACATACAGGAGTTTTTAAAGGAAGGCTTTAGAACCGAGGTGCTTATTTTAAAGGAAGGCGACCCAGACGACTATGTAAGGCACCATAAAAAAGATAATGCTGAGTTTTCTGTTAAAGATTTTAATACCAATAAAGACCTCGTAGAAGATGGCTTTAAATATCTGTTGGCCAACGAGATTGAGGGCAAGACCGATGTAGAGAAAGCCACTAATGCCAAACGCATCTGCGGTCTTATTGCGCAGATAGAAGACACAGCTTTGGTTAGCATTTACTCTAAATGGTTGAGCAAGGAGTCTGGCTTAAACCAGACCGAGATAAAAACATGGATAAAGGATGCTGAAAAGCCTCTACAAGAAAAACCTGCGCTTACCATAAACTCAGACGGCTACTACACACTACCTAATAAGATTAAAGCAGACCTAAAGGAACTGCGGCCAACCATTGAAAAATACCAGATGTTTATGGCCAACAACCAAATATGGATGCAGCAAGGCAGTGAGCCACCCTTTACATTTAAGAGCGTAAGCAACTTTAGTATAGACATCATTCAGCATATGAACGACGAGAAGTTTCCCATGAAGTTGGTACGCATTAAAAATGTACACGGACAGGAAAAGGTTTTTGATACTAAAAGCGAAGATTTAAACACACCTATGGCATTTGACAATGCCTGCACCGCACACGGCAACTACTTATGGAAGGGCGGAAGACAAGAGCACCAACGCCTTAGAGCGTTTCTTTTTGATAAGATGGGTACAGGTAGAAAGGTAGATGTTTTAGGCTGGCAGCCAGAAGGTTTTTGGGTTTGGAATAATGAAGTGACCATACCAGGACAGGATGCCATTAGCATTAATGAAAACGGTGTGTTTAAAAAAGATGGCACAAGCTACTATGTACCTTCTGCCAATACCATATACAGCAACAACGCCTTTAAATACGAAGCACAGAAAAAAGTAACGGTTAAGTCACCAGGCTTTACATTTCACAACTACGTGGCGCAGGTGATTAAGGTACACCGTAACCATGGCATGACGGCTATACTTTTCACTATAGCCTCCATGTTTCAGGATTTGGTGGTTAAGGAGCTAGGCAACTTTCCCATGTTGTTCTTTTATGGTCCCGCTTCTTCTGGTAAGGACCAGCTTGCAGATGTTTGCCAGAGCTTCTTTGGCACACCACAAACAGCCATTAACCTTGAGGGTGGTGTTAGTACCATAAAGGCACAGGTGCGCGAGTTTGCCCAGTTTGGTAATATGATAAGCCACCTCTCTGAATACAAGACGGGAGACCCTAAGTTAGATGGTGTGCTTAAAGGCTTATGGGATAGACGCGGCTACAAGCGCGGCAATATAGACAGCCATGTAGGGACCGAAAGCATACCAATACTTAGTAGTGTTATAATGACAGGAAACTACACACCAGATGCAGAGGCCTTGATTACACGCTTGGTATGGGAAGAAATGAGCAAGACCGTATTTAATGACGAAGAAGTGCAAGAGTATGATAGGCTTGTAGACATGACCAAACAAGGCTTAAGCGGTTTTACGGTAAACATTTTAAAGCACCGTGAACTTGTAAAGCTAAACTTTACTAGGGTTTTTAGAACCTTAAAGGCTACACTTAATGAGCGAATGCCAGATGCCAAGAGTAGAATGATAAGCAACTCTAGTGTGCTGGCCAGCTTTTACCAAATATTTAATGATGTGCTTCAGTTTCCGTTTAGCCTTAATGATGTTATGGACCATTTTAAAAATGGCATAGATGCACAGACCAGAAAACTGACAAGTGCAAGCATTGTAAACCGTTGGTGGGATTGCTTCTTGGCCTCTATGCGCGGCACGGTTGCAGACCAGCTACGTGTTGGCAGGGATTTTAAAATAGAGGGCAACCTTATTTATATACGATACACAGCATGCTTTAATAAGATACAGCGGCAATGGTATAGCCAGTATAGGGATGCTGCACCAGGAAAGACCGTAATGCTTGACGCTTTAAAGAAAGACGAGAGCTTCTTCCAGGTATTTGATAAGGTGCGCATGAGCTCAGGGCGTGGCAATAGCCCAACAAGTGGTATAGCCATGACGCTAGATACTATTAGCGTAAGTGACGAGCTTAAGGATGCCTCAGAGTTTCAACTCAATGAAAACAGCATTTTTGATAGAAACACCCAAGAGCCTGCCACCGAAAATAACTCATCATCTGATGATGACAACCCAGATTTACCCTTCTAAAACCTTGTTATCCTAAAAATTTTAACAAATAACAGTAAAATGGTACAAAATATTTTTTTAAGGGCGAAAAATTCTCAGAGAGGCCTTTTCAGTTTCCACACTTCCACACATGGTTTAATAAACTGATAATTAAAGAGTTAAGTGTGTGGAAAGTGTGTGGATTGTGTAGGAAAGTGTGGAAAGTGTTTGCGGTTTCCACACATTCCACACCCTTTATTTTATAACTAACTGATAATCAAAGGTGTGGATGTGTGGAAAGTGAGGACACCATTTCACTATAACGCGCGCGAGAAAAAAAATTTAAACAAACAATGAAAACACAGGTACACATAAAACTACGAAAGGCTACTCCAGAGGACTTAAAGGTAGATGATAAAACACTTAAGCTTGGTCAGCCATTTTGGTATAAAAGCCTAAAGACTGGTGAGTTTAGCAACCAAGCTTATTTTATAACCAACGACATAGATGTGCATGAGCTCTCCTGGCAATTGGACCATGGCATGATATGGGTGCCTGTTGGTGATATTTGGATTAACGATTATAAAAAAAGGGAATTATGAAAAACTTTAGCTGTTACAGCAAAAACGAAAATATGGCTACTTGCCAGAAACAATGTGAATTCTGTCAGGTTTACTTCCACCCATTACCAAAACTTACCAGGCGCTACAATATTAGCGTACATGGCAATCAAGATCAGAACAATATAAAAGTATATGCGCCAGACAACCTGTTAACGCAGTTAAAGGAATTAAAAAGAAAAGATAAAAGAGCGTTCAATAACGCTTTAATTGAACTGATTAACGATAAATTTTAACGATTAACTGTACAATTGTATAGATTTTATTACATTTAAAGAAAAAGTCATGGCACAAAATTTTAGTATTCAAATCAACATTCCGGTAAGTGACCACGTTCATAAATATTTAATAACCAAATATGGTAAGGGGCCCTTTACTGCTACCAGAAGAAGTGTGGTAGGTTCTGTTATTTTAAGCATGCTGTCTAAAAACAATGATATACGGCACGACAAAAACCGCTACAACTCAAAGGTTTTTAGCGCTATCATTAAAGAAGACCATTACCTAAGAAATGGTGTATATATAGACTATAGGACATCTAAGATATTTAACGACATTGTAGATAAGATGTTTAAGGAAGAACTCTACTGCCACGTTATAATAAACAAATTTACGCATAAGAGTCAGTACCTTGATTGTATTAGGAACTTTTTAAAGGTTTACGACATTACTGAAGAAGATCTTAAACTAGAATCTGTTTACAAGGATTTTAAACGTAAGAAACAAGCTATACAAGAACGTATGCAGATGCGTATTAGCGCATAAGACAAAAACCACAAATGGCAGAAACGTCCCTTAATAAAAAAACGATATGATACACCAACTTTGTAACTTAAACAATGAGCAGACAGATACTTTTAACAGGCTTAGTGTCATTAAAAAAAACAGTCTGCCTTTATTTAACCATTTAACTTCAGATGCTGCGTTACAGTCTATAATAGCCTCACTTGCAGATGATAGTGATGTTATTAATACAGACTTGCTTCCAGAAAACATTAGTGTTTCCCATACGACCAGAACAGACGGCTCTGGCAAAAGCTACAGAACATCTATAAGCTTTGTGCTTACGCCATTAGACAAAAATCTGCAAGACTTATTGAGCGCCTATAATAATGAAGAAGTGGTGGTTTTATTAAAAAGGTATAAAGGCACTTTTTTATATGGCACAACATTGTCTCCATTGGTACTTACATACAATGAACTGCACAGTAGCCGCGCGGCCAACTTAAAAGGGTACACGGTAAGGCTGCAAGGCAATACTTTAGGTAGCAGCAAACAGTTTGAAAATTTTGAGTTTGACCTCTTTAATAGAGGCTTGGCGTTTGAACTTGCTGGAAGCCTTTAATTTACTGTCCTTTTTTTAGCATTGTGCAAAAACTATTATTGTACTTGAATAATAGTTTAATTGCATGATTGCAAATCTTCATAGTCTTTTAAATAGAGGTTGGTATATAGAACAACGTTATGCCGAGGCACAGTTACCTTTATTGTTCAACATACTAAATGGTGCCAGTGTAACAACGCCAGAGGCTAAGAAACCTATTTTAAAAGAAACTAACTCCAACAATACAACCACCTCGGATAAAAAGGTGGTTGTTATGGATATTAAAGACCCTATTTATAAGTACGATCAAGAATGTGGTCCTTACGGCACACAGACGCGGATGGCTATGTTAGATGCACTAAAAAACAACAATGATGTTGCTGGTGTTGTTTTAGATATAGACTCTGGTGGTGGCCAAGTAAGTGGCACTCCGGAGTTTTATGATTACATTAAAAACTATCCAAAACCTATTGTAGCCTATACAGGTGGTTATATGTGCAGCGCTGCGTATTATATAGGTAGTGCCGCAGATGAAGTTATAGCAAACCCAAGAGCAGAGGCTATTGGTAGTATTGGTGCATACATTCAGTTTTTAGACCTAACAGGTTACTTTGAAAAACAGGGCGCTACATTACATACTATATACGCCACCCAAAGCACAGAGAAAAACAAAGCTTACCGTGAAGCATTAGAAGGAAATTATGATGCTATGGTAAAAGAAGAGCTTGATCCTATTGTAGATGATTTTATTAATGACATGAAATCTGCAATGCCAAATATAAGCGACAAAGCTTTTAAAGGTGCAACTTTTGCCGGGCCAATGGCTAAAGAACTAAATCTTGTTAATTCCCTTGGGAATCTTCAAGATGCTATTGATAAGGTGCTGGAGCTTTCAGAAGTAAATTCAAATTCAAATTTAAATAATTCTCAAATGAACACTAAAGAACGTCCTAATGTACAGGCAGTTCTTGAGTTAGATGGTCCTATGGCCAGCAATGACAATGGTGTGTATCTCAACGATGCACAGTTAGATGTTATTGAAGAGACTCTTGCCACCAACGCGGCCAATGTTGCCAGCGCACAAGAAGCACAACAAACGGCAGAGGACGCACTAGCACAAGAGCAACAAGCCATGACCGATTTTAGCGCACAGCTTAACAACCTAGCCCTAGCCGCTGGTGTTGAAAAAGGCGCTAACAATGCAGAGACTTTTACTGCATTACAGAACCGTATTACAGAACTTAGCAAAGAGCCAGGTGATGTACATACTACCATTAAAAAAGAAAACGAACCAGATGCTAAATATCCTTATATAGATTTTAGCTCTCCAATCTACCAGCAAAATTAATAAGCCATGAGCATTACAATCAACGATGTTGTAAAAGAAGTAGATACCTACTTAAACCACAACCCAGACCTCATATCTACAGCCATTAACAGATCGGCAAGTACTTTAGATATGTACACACGCCCAATTACAAGGGTAAAAGGTAAGTACCCACAAGGAAACACTATTTTAACCAATGTAGTACAAGGTTTTGATGACACTTGGAACGAACTAGGCGCTTTAAGGGTAAACCATAAAATCCTTAAAAATTACCACCAAAAGGTAAATTTTGCAGTTAACCCTAGCGACATTTTATCTAGCTATTGGGCACACCTTTATGCTGAAAATTTACAGCGCGAGGACATGCCAATTTCTAGGTATATTATTGAGCAGGAGCTTTTGCCAAAGGTTATAGATGACCTTGCTTGGTTAGAAGTTAACGGTGAGTATGATGCCGGAGACCTTGCCACTTTTGGTAAGTCTATGAACGGTATTAAGAAAATAATTACCGACCTATTGGCTTTGACCAATCCTGCAACGTTGAACGACCCATCTTGTTTTAAGATTCCGCTTACCACGTTAACCGACTCTAATATTGTAGAGCAGTTAACCTCGTTTGAAAGACAGATACCTTCTAAGATTAAATCTAAGATTAACAAGGTGTTTATGTCTGAAAACAATGTAGAGCGCTACATCATAGACTATGAAAACACGTTTGGCCAAAATCAGTTTCAAACCAACCAGCTAAGAACGCGCTTAGGTAAGCGTGAGATTGTTGGTATTCCTGGTATGGACAGTGACCATATTTTTGCTACTACAGACGAGAACTTTGTGCGCCTTATTGATGTATTTGATGGCAGACCAGCCGTTACAGATGTGCAGAAGGCAGACTATAAGGTTAAATTCTTTATGGAATTTTGGAAAGGCTATGATTTCTGGATTGATGAAATGGTACTTGTCTCTAATTATGCCAACGCGCAATATGGCCTTGGCCTTACAGCTAAGAACCAATTGCTCTACGGTATTGATGGTGTAACTGTACCATAGATCTAATTTAATCTTAAGAACGATGTCAAAAACAAAAGACGAATACCAAAAAGAAGCTAAGGCTCTCGGTTTAAATACCGACAGCCTTACTACTGTAGATGCTTTAAAAAAGGCAATTGCCAATAAAAAAGCAGAAGACAGTAAAGACCATAAAAGCAAGGCGCCAGAAGCAGGCTCTTTAGATAAAGAGCTTGAAGCAGCAGAAGCAAAGGTCCAAGAGCTTAAAAAACAAAAGCAAGCCTTGGAGCAAAAAGAAAAGGAAGAGGCAAGAGCTAAATCCTTAAAGGCAGAAAAGCGCCCAAAATACAAGCACAACAACGGCTTGTACTATTGCTTTAAAAAAGACAGCCCAAAAACATTGAATGTTGACGGCACACCCAAGAAAACAAGCGAAATCATTAAAGACAAGGAATTAATGGCAGAGCTTGTAGAGGGAAACAACACATTTTTAGAACCTTTAAACTTATAAGCCATGGCATGTACAGATAATATAGTTAGTGAGAACTTAGACTATTGCCCAACGGATGAAATTGCCGCTGGTGTAAGCGAAGTAGAGATCTATGCTGCTTTTGTAAGTGACTTTGATGTTATACAAGAGCCTGCTGCACTAAGCGCAGCTACAAGTTATGCAGAAGCTGCAACTATAGATGTAGCCCATACCTTTCCATTAAACGGCGGGTTTTTTAAACTTAACGTTTTACCAGATACCGGAAATGTGGAGTCGCAGCTTGTAGGTCCTAAAGGCTCAAAATCCTATACTAATGTATTTACAGGAACGCTTCCTGGTACTTCAGCTAGAAATCTTGGTTTTGGCCGTAAAGCTAAAAATGCAGGCATGATCTTCTTGGTGAAGCAGACCAATGGAGACATTAGGCAAATAGGTAGCGCTACAAAACCAGCGTATTTTGAAGAGTTTAATGCCAATAGTGGTACTACGGCAGAAGATGTAAACGGCGTGCCTTTTAGCATACAGGACACGCAGCCCTACCCTGCACCAATTTACAATAGCACTATTACAGAATTTACTGCGGTGTAATGGCAAAGGCAAAGTTTAAAATAAGACCAGGTGTTTATATAGTGCCAAACTTGGGACGTATAGATGCTACTGCTAAACTAAAACAAGAGACTGAGCTTGCTTTATATCTCAATAAAGACTTTCCCTTTATTGAATTATTAGAAGGAGGTGTAAATTTTTTAAAAAAGCAAAAGCTTAGTCAGAAAACAATTAGCGGTCTTATAATGAAAAGCCAATCTGCTGAAGAAATAGAGCTTTTAAGCAAACTCAGCGATAGCGAAACAATAGCCAGAATAGTAAAACAAAGACTTGAATCACTAGAGTAGTTTTATTCATATAATTGATTGATTTGGTTAGTAGAAAAACCCAGTTTTTATAGCTGGGTTTTTTGTTGTCCTTTTTTCACTATTTACATTTTATAATCTTTGAAGCCATGGAAGCAATTACAAAATGGTTTGAAGATGGCTGCGATTTTAAAGAGGGTGTTGCTCTTTATAAAAACCTACCAGAAACAAAAAACAAAGTTTTAAGGGCTTTAAGCCGTGGTAAGAGCAGCTACACTAAAAGCCTCTTAATAAAAGAGCTGCGAAAAGCCAAAGCCTCACCAACACCTATAAGTACAAAAAAAACAACATTTAAAGAGGTTGTGCAACAAGCTAAGGCAAAGGAACCACGCACAGACCAAGCTGTAATAACAAAACACAGGCAAACAGTAACCAAGACGGAGAGCCTTAAAAAAGAATATGGCGGCGTTAAATACGCGGAACTACCTCAAAAGCTAAGACTTAGGTATAGAGAGCTGGGAAAACTCTTCTATGAACTTTGCGACCTTAAGTTTGTTTTAAACGATATACCAGCCAAAGAAGAAAAACAGGCGCTACAGGTACAGTTACAAATAGAGGAGCTAGACGACCAGCGCATGATGATATGGCGCGAAATAGACCACTGGAAAAAGCACCGCACAGTACTACCTAGTGAGGCAGACCAATACAATGGTTTAAACAGCGATGAACTACGCACGGCAAAAGCCAGGCTTGCCAGCAACATTACGAGGTTAGAAAAACGTGTAGAAGAGCGATACCAAAAGCTTTTTGATTTAAAGGATAAAGCCGATATAAGAAACACAGAGCGCGCTATTGCTAGGAGCGAGGCTAAAATACATAAGTACCAACTGAACATCTTAAAAATAAATGAATTGTTATGAGTAAAAAGAGGCTTATGAAAAGACAGCGTGCAGATACTCCTGTAGAAAACATAATAGCTCATTATTATGATGAAAGGGCTGTTGAGTTAACACCTTTTGAAGAAGATTTAAAATTAAGATGTGAAACAATTTATAAAAAACTTATTCAAAAAGATTCAATACTTGATACCATTAAAGTTCATATGAGGTTTTTTAATGTATCTCAAGCCACTGCATACAGGGATATAAAAAAGGCAGAATTAATCTTTGGACCAATAAACAAATTTGATAAGGATTTTTGGAGATTTATTCAGATTGAAAGGAAACGAAACATGATTGAGCGAGCTAAAGCAGAAGGCAATTTAGAAGTTGAAGCAAAACTTGAAAGAGACATAGATAATTTATTGGATTTTGATAAAGACGACTCTACATTTAATAGAGACAAATTAAAATCTATGTCGGTTACAGTAGAGCTTCCAAACGCAACACAAAAAGCACTAGATAAACTATTTAAAAAAGGTGTAGTTGATTTAAACGACCTAGAGGCGGAAGATACAGAATTTGAAGAAGTAGAGAATGAACAAAAAAATTGAGTTAAACCCCATGCAACTTATGGCTTATAAGGCGCCTCAAAAGCAAAAATACATAGAAGGCGCAAGGGGTTCTGGCAAAACCACTTTTTTAGGCCTAGACACCCAAGAGCTGGTGCGCCAGATGCCAAGGGCAACTTTTGCGCTTGTTGGTAGCACCTATAGCCAAATATTAAGCCGCATACTTCCGGCACTTAAAGAAGGTCTTGAGCTTTTTGGTATTTATGAGGGTGTAGATTATGTAGTGGGATCAATGGCTGGTAAAAAAATGGGTTATGCTTTACCGTTTCAAGCTCCAGATACCTTTAATAACATTATACATTTTAGTAACGGCTGTATTTACCAAATGGTAAGCTTAGACCATAAAGACTCAGGCCGTGGTCTCAACTCTTACGCCATACGAGGTGATGAAGCCGCGTTATTAGATGA